CAATCTGCCAACTCTTAAGCATGACCACAGATCATCTTGTGCTGACCTTAGATGGAATACTTGGGTTGACTTGGGAAGACTTGGGCAATGGCTTGTGTGAGCTTGTGTGGAGACTTGGGGGGACTTGAGACCCCATTTGTATTGAAGACAAACAGCCTCAACCTAATAATTTTCACAAATGGTTAATCGTTAGATAATCCTGGCACTCGAAGCGCAACGGATATATTATCCGATTGATGATTATGTGATGTAAGTCATTGATATCATTAGACTTAATGTTTTCCGTTGGAGTCCCTAGCTATTTTCCAATGGGGCATGGGGTTAAATGGCTAATGACTTCAAAAATACCGTTAAACCCCCTTGTTGTTGTTGTTATTGTTAGACCTTCTTTAGAGGAGTCCCAACCTTGAGATATACACTTAAGAACGACTTTAAGTCATTCGGCTACTTTCATTTACTTCCAGAGTTTGAGGTGTCTATAGGCGCTGACGGTGAGATACGGCATATACGATTAGCATTCCTTACGCACGAACTTTGGATAACACTTAACAAAGAGTAATAACTTATGGGCTTAGAAACAGGTACTTACATTAATAGCCTCAATTCGGCTAACCCTGCGGCCACAGATGCACTATCGCAAGCAGACGAACACCTAAGACTAATTAAGTCTACAGTCAAAGCCACATTCCCTAGTGTCACTGGGGCTATCACAGGTACTCATACAGCTATTAACGCAAAGGTAGCTGAACCAGTGTCGGCTATTACCTCTGATGGCTCTGCCCCTAGTTTAAACACAGCGGCAGGAGTCACTGCGGCTAACTTAAAGGCATTACTTGGCGTAGATGGTGTGGCTATTACTACGGCTACTGATGGTAGCGGTAATGTTACCCCTAGCTTGGGTACAGGCATTAATGCTTTAGATATATGGAACTTAGTAAAGGCTTCAGCCCTTAACTCTATTTATCCGATAGGTGCTATCTATACGGCTATCACCAGTGGTAGTCCTGCGACAGTCTTTGGTGGTACTTGGGTATCCTTTGGACAAGGTAGAGTCCTAGTAGGACATGATGATGCGGCTGAACCTGATACGGACTTTGTGGCTTCCTCTACAGACGGTAGTTCTGTACTGGTAGGTGGTGCTAAGACACACACGTTGTCTATAGCTGAGATCCCTAGTCATACACACGGATTTACTGCCCACTTGACAACCTCTGGGGATAATGACCGTGGTGGCGGTGGGGTACTAACCTCAAGTCAATCTGGTACTACAGCGGCTACTGGGGGTGGTCAAGCCCACAACATCATACAGCCCTATGTTGTTGTCTATATGTGGAGACGTACAGCATAAGAAACAATGTATAACTTAAGGAACACATTATCATGGGACAGCTTCTACCAGTTAGAGATGTAGGTAGCATTGGCGTAGTCACAGACATACGTCCTGCGTCTCTCCCGATCAATGCGTTTACTAAAGCTAAGAACGTAAGGTTTGATGAAGGTAAAGTAGGGCGGTCTCCTGTCTTTAGAAAGATTAAGGATTCTTTAGGATTCAACCCTAGATTCACCTACGGTGTCCCTGCTAACTCTAGTGGTAACTTTGCCTCTATTGTTCTAGTGTCTGACACCTATGAGTTTAAGGCGTATGCCAACAATGCTCTAGTCTCTAGACAAGGTTCTCTGTCAGCTACTTCAGCTAGTGTCCACCCCTTCACTGGGACTTCTCTAGCAGATATCGCTTACATTAACCGTATAGATCAACCCCCAGTATTCATGGCTAATGGTGGTAGTAACTTTGCTACTTTAACTAATTGGCCTAGTGGCTATAGGGCTGAATCTATCAGAGCCTATGGTGATTTCTTAATAGCTCTAAATACAACAGAGGGCGGCACTAGCTTCCCTTCTAGAGTTAGATTCTCTACGCCTGCTTTAGCTAACAATGTGCCTAGCACATGGAACGAATCGGATACTTCAGCCTCCGCAGGATTCAATGACCTAGTACAAATGAAGACAGGTATCGTTGATGGCTTAACGCTAGGTACTAAGTTCATTGTGTACTCTAAAGACCAAGTGTGGATGATGGAGTTTGTAGGCGGTACATTCATACACAACTTCAGGAAACTCTTTAGTGACTGTGGTGTTATCAACCAGAACTGTATTGCAGAGGTTGAAGGTACACACTATGTTTTTGACCACGATGACATCTATATCCACGATGGTAACACTCGACAATCTGTGTGTGACGAGAGAGTCAAGAGTTACATATTTAGTGGGCTGAATACAGCTAAAACTAACCGATGCTTTGTACACCATAACTCAGAGTTAGATGAGGTTATGTTCTGCTATGTATCGGGTGATGATATGGCTGAGTACACTAACGGTGATCGATGTAACAGGGCGGCTGTATTCAATTACAAAAGCCAAACTTGGTCATTCATGGACTTACCTAATTTATCGAGTTCTACTCACGGTACTATTAGTTCCTCTGCTACTTATGTGAACTCAAATACCTATGACACCATAGGTGGTAGCTACTACTCACAAGAAGCAGGCTATGACGTACATAGTCTGTTTGTAGGCGAAGACTCCAGTGCCGATGGCATTACCTCAGATAAACTCTATGGTTTAGACCTTAGTGACTCTGGTAGCTTATCTTATGCTTTAGATGCTGAAGCTAACAAGAGTCCTTTCTTAGAAAGAGTCGGCATAGACTTGGATGAGCTTTCTCCTTTAAGTGGCTACAAGGTAATAACAAAAATAGTCCCACAAGTTGATACCACCAATTCAGACAAGCAGTTCAGCTTTACTTTTGGGTCGGCTGATCTAATCGGTAATGACCCTGTGTACCAAGCTAGTATTACTTTTGATGGTGCTACGGACTACAAGATAGACACTAGAGCCTCTGGTAGATACCTGTCGTACAAAATGACTGTACCTGATAACAAAGACTTTAGTTTCTTAGGGTTTGATGTAGATGTATTAACCACTGGTAGGAGGTAGCTGTGACAATTCCTATTACTGGCTATAAGCGTAGCCCACCCCCAATACTGAAGAAAAAGAATCCTATAAGAGTATCTAAAATACCTAATCGTCTTGCGCCTCTGGAAATACCAGGATCAACGCAAGAAAAGTATATGGAAGATGAGCTACGTAGGATTGAGAACACTCTAGATAGGGCGCAGTCCCCGAAAATGAGTGTTACCAACTTCACTGTGACTAGGACAGTAAATGGGCAAGTTCCTAATCTAGGCACTACAACAGATGTACTACTTACTCTTATCCAAGACTTGAAGGATTCTGGAGTTATTTCTTAAAAAAACAAAACTATCATGAGGTGTCCCTATGTCCATTTTTGGACAAATAATTGGTTCAGTAGCAGGCGGCTTACTGGGCGCTAACTCAGCAAGTAAAGATCGTAAGGCACAACAGGCACAGCTAGATGCCCAAATGGAGGGCTACAACTTCTCTAAGCCTTACATTGAGAGAAGCTACGATAGAGCCGAAGGTGCTTTAAATAATTCTCTTGATCAAGGTGCTTACCAAGGTCAAACATACGCAAACCAAAACCCTTATTTCTCCGCAGGCAACCATTACATGGGTGGCATGGGAGCTATGGGAGGCCAAGGTGCTTTCGATGTTATGCAACAAGGCCAAGGTTTCGCAGGAAACTACGCTGACCTATATAAGCAGGGTGGCGCAGACCGGATGCAACAGGCACAGGACTACGCTATCGAAAACAGCGGTGGTCTAGTCAATGCGGCCATGCGTGATGATAGGCGTAACCTACAAGAGAATACCCTCACTGGTATAGATCAGGCCGCTAGTGGCTCTGGCAACATGAACTCCTCTCGCGCAGGCGTAGCAGAAGCTGTCGCTAACCGTGGCTTTGATGACAGACAGGCAGATGTCACCGCTTCAATAAACCAGAACCTAATGAATCAATCTTTGGGTCAGCAGAACCAACAGTTTAGAGATCAGATGATGGCTAACCAAGGTCTTCAGCAAAGCTATGGGCAAGGTATCAATGCTATAGGTCAGATGGGCAACTTTATGACAGGCGCAGGCAACAACCTGATGAACTATCAGCAAGGTTATCTAAATGATCAGCGTAACCGCTTCGAGAATCAGCGAGATTTTGCTCTTGACCAAAACATTAAGTACCAAGACGGCATTCTAGGTCGGGCTGTCTATAACTCAGCGCAAAACCCTCAAGGCGTTACCGCTAACAAGGGTGCAGGCTTCCTTGGCGGTGCTATGCAAGGCGCAGGGATTGGTGGGAATATCGCAGGGTTCTTTGGTAACCAACAAACGTTCCAACCTTCAGGCGGTAACGCAGGCGGTAACGCAGGCGGTACTGGTAAAACTTACGGTGGAATGGGGGCTATGTAATGAATACTAACTTCATGTTAGACCCTAACAATTATGATGCTAATGGGAACTTAAAAAATCCTATGCTACAGCAAATGGCACAGCAAGCTATGCAGGCACAGGCACAGCAGACGGCTAATTCTCAAAGTGGTGTGGGAGTTTTAGAGCAGTACCGTCCACAGGATGGTTATTTATCTGGGGGTCAGTTCGCAGAGCAGGCAAAACTAAACGGTAGAGAGGCACAACTGGATAACAGAGAGCTACGCAATGGAGAAAAGCTAGATAGGCTAAATCCGTTCAGCGAGTCAGGCTATATGAACGAGAAAGACTACGCAAAAAGGTATGCTCCAGATGGGACTCTACGTTCAACAGGTCAGCGGCCAGAAGGTGTACTAGATGGCGCAATGGACTCTATGAAAGGCGCATTAGATGGCCGACAAATGCCTGCATTTATGTATGGTGGAAGTGGTGTCGGTGGTCAAACCAATAATGTGGCTGAAGAACAGCCTGCCGCCCAACCCAACACACACACGATGCCTGATGGCACAGTTATGGAGGGCGCAACTCACGAAGAGTATGAGCAGGCTAACCCCCCAACTAACCCTGTGCTTAATCCTGTAGAAACTTCTAATGAGCCTGCGCCCAATAAAAACGGCATTCTACAAAATATTGGCGAAGCTATTTCTGCAAACGATGGTACTGGTTCAGCTACAAATAACAGTCGTTCCAACACAGCTACAGCAGAAGAGATTAGAGCTAAAAAATTAGCAGACTCTAGACGTAATGAGATGTTGATACGAGTTGGAGGAGCTATTGCAGGAGGCGCAAGACAAGGTGGTTTATCCGCTATGTCAGCAGGCGCTCAAGAGTACGGTAATATCCAAGATGAAGATAGGCGTTTGGCGCAAGTAGAACAGCAGAACCAAATGTCTATGCTCTCAAAATTAAGGGGCATGAACAAGCCTACTGCACAACAAGAAAAACAATTAGCCGCAGATAGAGAACTTTTCACAAATACTACTGCAATGTCTACTCGACAGAGTTTCTTAGCAAAAAGGTTGGCTCAAGAAGGTGATAACGTCACTGGTATGTTTGATGGCACTGCAAAATCCGTCTATGACAACATGGTTGGTAACCCTAGATCAGAACTCAGATTACAATTAGAGGCAGAAGCAGTTAATGCCGCCCTCGTCTCAGTAGCCCAAACCAAAGGTGCTATCTCTAACAGAGAAATGGAATTGTTCTTATCTCCAATTCCTAGAGTAGGTAAAAACCAAGAAAGTACATGGATTGCGTGGCTAGAAATGCAATCTGCATTAAATGCTATCAAAGCTAGGCGGCTTGATCCTAGTAATCTAAATCCTGATGGGTCACTGAAAAGCCGAATACAAGCCGATGCTGAAGCCTCTGCCGAGTTAGAGCAACTTTACCAAAACTTGCTAGACACTGGGTATAAAAGAGGTGGTGGCCAAAGTGAGCCTAACGAGGCTGATTCGGTAGCAGATAAATATCTTTAACAAACGGTGTCCTTATGTCTGAGCGATTACAGCGATTATCAACAGCACTACTAGCCGCAGATAAAGCAGGAAATACAGCAGATGCTCAGATATTAGCAAAAGCGTATAAGCAGGAAAAAGCTAATTCACAACAGCCCCAAGGAACTGACAACGCCTTTGAATACTCTGTAGACCAAGCCCAAAGAATGGGCGGCAAAGGTTTAGAAGCAGTTGGTCGAGCTACTGGCATCCAAGGTGTCGAAGACTATGGTACAGGTGTCGTAGAACAGCAAGATAAAGACATAGCTAAAGGTGGGTACACCCCCGAATACAACAAGTCTCTTAGAGATACCTTCAATGAAGACGGTGTTGGGGCGGCAGTAGGTTGGCTAGGTGAGAAAACAGCAGAAAACTCTGTGTCTGGTGGTGTTGCTTTAGGCGGTGGGCTAGTTAGTGCCGCAGTAGCAACAGTGTCAGCCCCTGCGGCCGCTGTAATAGGGTTAGGAACAGTAGTTGCTAGTGGCGCTATGGGCGCAGGCGAGGCCGCTTTTGAGCAAGAAGAGAAAGTAGGTGACTATGATGCCGCACTAGCTACAGGACAAGGCGTTTTAATCGGTATCCTAGATAAGTTTGGCGCAAGTAAGGTAATTCCTGCGTCTAAACTCTTAAAAATGACCCCCAAGCAAATAGTAGATACCCTTAATAAAAAAGGCTTTGCTAATGCCGCTAAAGAAGTGGCAAAGAAGACAGGCATAGAGGGTGTAACTGAGGTTGCACAGGAAGGTGTCTCTATGGCAGGCGCGGCATCTCGCGGTGGTGAGTACACCCAGAAAGAAGTCGAAGATAGATCAATAGATGCGTTTGCTTTAGGTTCTACCAATGCAGGCGTAGTGCAGACAGTAACAGGTGGGGCAAGTCTTGTTCGTGGTACTCCTGCCAACCTTAGTGACAGGTCAGCACAAGCTACATTTGCACAGCGCCTTGATGCTTTGGCTAGAGAAGGTAACGCTGATGGTAAAGCATTTAATCTTAAAGATTTAGACACAACTTCTGGTACTGGTGTAAGAGCATTGATGGACTTAGCTCACGCTAATATCGCTTCAGACATAACCAACCTAGAGAGTGACCTAAGTGCATACCTAAATGTAAACGACAAGTCACTTACGTCCGAACAAAAAGCAGACAGAGTAAGAGTAAAAAAACTTCTTCAGCAAGCAAGGAATAAAACTAAGTCTGTCATAGGAAATAGTGATTTTGATCTACTTAAGTCTATGGTCGGTGGTACTGCCGATGGTAAAAGGTTAATTAACGCAGTCCAAGAAAGCCAAGAGCAGACCAAAGTTTGGAATGCAGGCATGAAAGGTGGTGTGTCTAAGTTTACCGATAACGTCAATCCTTTACCTCAAAGTAATAATTACAGCGGCCAAGCCGCATTAACTAATGCTATCCGTGGAGTTAGTGCCGCAGGAGTTGCAGGCGCAACCGCAGGCGCGTCTATTCCCTACCAAGTAGGTGCAGTTGTAGGCGGTAGGATGATTGATGGCATTACAGGTAGGCGCTCTAAAGTACAGCGTTACATCAAACAAAATAAAGCCAAGCCAGGATTAAGCGCAGTTTATGGTCTAGGCGAGAGAGATAAAAACTTAGCAAAAGCCAAAGCCGCTAATGAAAAATCCAAAGCAAAATCTGAAGAAGAAACTCAAGCTAGACGAGCCAAGCGATTCTTCTTATATAACGAAGGTGCGCCCCCAGTAGACAAAAGCCCAGAAGATATCTACCAAAGATTCACTGGTATGGACAGAGCAGGGCTTGAAGCAACAATAGCTGAAGCATTGCAAAATCCTCAACTTGATCCTTCAGTCCGTAAAGACTTAGAGACTCTAGTAGAAAGCATGAAATATGGCGAGAAAGTATCTGGATTCGCTGTGAACTACATTAACCTCTTAGCAAACAACAATCCTGAAGTAGCCAAGCGCAGAGTCAGACCCATAGAAGACCCACGTGGCCTAGCCACAGCTATTGCTGTAGGTG